GCAAAAATTAAAGAACGCGTCCATGTATGAAAAGGGCCAGCCAAATCCAATGGCGTTTGGTCTTGAAGAGGAGTATCAAGACGATGAAGATAACGAAAATGAAATAGAGGAAAATGAAGATGGCGAATAAACAAACTACCAATGCCATGATGATAACGAATAAAGAATTTTTTAAACAAGCGTGTCGTTGGAAAGATACTGAATCGGTGCAAACAGCGGCGGAGTGGTGGTCTGCATTTCAAGAAGTTATTGTTCGAGAAGTTTTTTATAACGGGAAATGTCGTGTTCCAGGGCTCGGGACTTTTACTGTGAGACAAGAAGAAGGAAAAACGCAAACTCAACGGATGGTAAATGGAAAAATTATTTCTTACAAAGTGCCTCCAAGAATTTACCCTCTTTTTGCCCCAGAGGATGATTTTATTAACGATATTAATATGCAAGGCGTGACTAAAGCTTATAGAAAACGGCTTAAAAAAGGTGAGCTTAAAGCTAGAGACTACGAACGTGAACTTAGGGCTGAATCTGTTAAGATGATTGATGTTGTTAGCGATATGGTTGAAATGCGTAGAGAAAAAGCGCAAGAAGAATTTCAAGAGCTTATGGCACGAAAACGTTTAAAGAAAATCGAAGCCAACAAGCGTAATGAAGGAAAAACTAACAATGCTGTACCAGTTATTCAAATGGATTTAGATGGAAATGAGATTGCTAGATTTGAGTCTATGAAAGAAGCGACACGGGTGACAGGAATTGATACTACTCATATTTCTTGTGCTTGCAGTGGGCTTTATGGCCGAAAAACGGCCAATGGATATAAATGGAAATATGCTGAAAAGGAATTAGGAGAAGATGAGTTATCTAACAAAAGTAAGGATAGCGACACAGAACCTTGAAGATAAGATAATTGATTATCAAGAATGGGCTGAGATTGTTCTTGGCCCAGGTTATCGTGATGTATATAGCTCAGAATATTTACGAAGAGCATCTAAGGTATTTAGTATCTTTTTAAGAAACGCTGAAGGTCAAGAAGATGATTCTAGTGATTGTGGCTTGCAAGAGCTATTGGATGCTAAAGAACAAATTATCAAAGAGCGGAAGAAGCTACAAGCCGTCAATTCTCAGGCCCAAGAATACTATCGTACCCTTGGACGTAGTGAATTGCTGGTTGAGCAACTAAAAGAATCTATTGCTGCGCTTGAATCTGTGAAAGTTCAGCATATCATTCATACTAATCCTACTGAAAAAATTGGTTTATTGGTTGTGGCTGATGCCCATTATGATAGTAATTATACTGTTTCTGGCCTTTTTGGTGAGACGGTTAATACATATAATCGAGATATTTTTAAGACTCGCATGTGGGACTTATTAGCCAAGATTGATGCGGATGACCTTGATGTTGATAAGTTAAAGATTGTCTTTAATGGGGACTCGCTCGAAGGGCTGTTACGAATTAGTAGTTTGACAAAACTCCGTCAACCTGTAGTTAAGTCTACCGTAGAATTTGCAGAGTTTGTGTCTCAATGGATTGTTGAAGTGCACAATCGGCTTGGTGTTTCTATTGATATAGCTTTTGTACCCGGTAATCATACTGTATGTAGATATTTTTCTCAAAAACCAGAATTTCCAGAAGAAAATCTTGAATATATTATTCATGCTTTTGTTAAAATGCGGTTAGAGGGCTGTGTTGATATTAAAGTTGAACCTTATGACGATGTATATTTTACGACCGTTTTTAATGAAAATTTATTGTTTGCGCATGGTGAGACTCGTGACCTTGAATCTTTAATGAAATATTTTGAAGATTTGTATAATGTCACTATTGACGCTTGTTATGGTGCTCATTTTCATAGTGAAGCAAGTAAGTCTGTGGGTGTAGGCAATGTGGGGTCTAAGCGTGTCATTAGAGTTCCTTCAATTTGTGGCACAGACCCATACGCTCGTTCTATTCAAAAAAACAATCGAGCTGGGGCATACTTTGCTTGTTTCGATGAAGATGGAGAATGTTTTAATAAGATTTATTATTTAAATTGATTCAATATTTGCCCTTGTTTAAGTTGATTATGTTGCAGATGCTTGTGGGGCCTGTGACAGGCAAGGGCAAGTTTGAATATATCTTGTCAGCCAAACGGCGAGACATTAACTAAATAAAACCAACAATGATTACCGTTGACCGATATACGGTATATAAATGTTCGGAGTGTAAGTCTTTATAAGTGACGGTACTAATCATTGCCGTCTGGAATTTCTCGAAAGAGAGGAGGGTCACAACCTTGCGTCCAACTGTCTGTATTTACCAGACTAAAGTATAAAAGGAGTGTGATTCGGGCATTGCCCATATCTCTGATAAGTGGTCTAAAGCCAAACTGTCAGTTTACCTTGAAAAATCAAGGCATTAAAGACAACTGAATACTTTGAGGAAAGACGGTAGAAATATCGTCTTTTCTCACATCTGAAAATAATGGAATTCCTTTATGTATAAGGCAAGACACCACTCTTGCCTTATATTTATGAGGAGAAGGGGAAATATGGCAGAATTTAATAGAACTAAAGAAAATTGGTGCCCTAGTTGCCAATCTGCTAAAGAAAACAAATATTTTATCCAAAGTCTTAGTCCTGTTCATAATGGGTTTTTGCCATTGTGTCGTGCTTGCCTTACGGCAAGATTTAAGATATATAAAAATATATTAAATTCTGATGGAGGGGCTTTGTGGTGTGTTTGTTCTGAAATGAGTTATCCTGTTATTAAAAAATACTATGATATGGCGTTAGAAAAAAGTTCTACTGATACTAGGAATCTGTTTATGATTTATCATAGCATTTTGAAAGATGAAGGATTTCAAATCAATGGTTTTTGGCAAAGTGACATGATGCTTGATGATATTATTGAATTAGACACTAAAACGGACGAAATGGCCGAAGATAAAGAAAAAGCTATTGATTTAGCAGAGCAAGAAAGAATTTGGGGTAAATTTGAAGAAGAAGATTATGAGCTTTTAAATGATTTGTTTGACGCTTATACGAATGAATTAACAGGTATGAACATGGCGTTGATTATGCGCTACAGGGATTTGTGTAAAGCTGAATTGGGCAAAAGAAAAGCTGATGCGGCTGGGAATGTTAATGATATTCAAAAGGCGCAGAAAATTCTTTCTGACTGTCTGCGACTGTTAAAATTGGATGACTTTGGTTCTAATGAAAAGTCAGATGAGTACAAAGCGTTTGTAAAGCAAACGGCTATGATAGAATATTCAAAGCCCTCAGAGTGTGAAGATTTACAAAGATTTATTGATATGGTCGGCTATGAAAAAGATAAAGGCGAAAAAATGAGGTCTTTAAGAAATGCGGTCGCAGGAACTAAAGACTATCCTAATATTCCGGTGGACGAACAGTAATGCGTTCACAAATGGGTGGAATCAATGCAGCTTTTAAAGCCGACAAGTTGCGTTCTGTCATTGGAAATTCAGAAAAAATAAACGATGAGTTAGAAGAAAAAATTATTGAATGGAATACTCTGTTTCGTAGGAATTGGGACATTTTTGCAGAATTTTATTTAGGCGTTCCGTTAAAACCTTATCAGAGACAAGCTTTACATGAAATAGGCGTGTCAGACACATTCTTCTGGCGAGCTGGGCGTGGTGGTGCAAAAAGTTTTATTACTGCATTGGCTGCGGTTTGCAAATTATTATTGTATCCAAATTGTCAAATTGTTATCACTTCTTCTACTATTGACCAAGCTAATAAGATGGTTAAGGAAAAAATAGAGCGAGAATTGATTAAAAAATTGAGTCCGATTTTACTTTATTATTTTGAAAACGACTGGATAAAAATTACAAAACCTAATGATGGATATTATGTTGAATGTACACTTAATAACTCAACTATAACTGTTTTAGCTCCGGTCGAAAGCGCGAGAGGTAAAAAATAAAAAAAGAATCATATCATATTGATTAAATCTTAAAAGGAGGAAAAAGTGATATGTATAGTAAAAACAGTGAATGGGATAAAAGAGAATTACAATATTTAAGAGATAATTATTTAGCTGAGTCAAATCAAGACATTGCAAAAGAGTTAGGGAGGTCTCCAAAAGCAGTTCAAGTGAAATTAAGTAAACTTGGATTAAAAAGACCAGATAAATACTCTTATAATGTTAATTTCTTCGATAAGATTGACGGCGAAGAAAAAGCATATTGGCTTGGATTTTTATATGCAGACGGCTATGTGTGTCAGTGTGAAAGAAACTCAGAAGTTGGCATAGAGCTATCTGCAAGAGATGTTGAGCATTTAAGAAAATTTAATAAATCTCTTAATGGTAATATTTCTCCTTCATTCAAAAATAGGAAAGAAGGCAAGATTCATTCAACTGATGGAATAGTGTCTTTTCGTATATATAATAAAAAAATGGTTGAAGATTTAATAAAATGGGGATGTACAAAGAATAAAACATTTTCAATTAAAATGCCTCCAATTAAGGACGTTGAACTTATTTGGCATTTTATTAGAGGTTATTTTGATGGAGACGGAAGTATATATATAGATAAAACAAGGGATTTTATCGGTTTTAACTTTTCGTCCGGGTCAAAAGAAATGTTAGAGCAACTTCGCACTTTTTTGTACGAAAATGGTGTGTATTCATATCTTTCTATTGAAAAAAGAAAGGATGATAGATTTGATACCGCTCACGAGTGCTATAAATTATTGATAACGGGCATGAATAATGCATTCACGTTTGGAGAAAAAATATATAAAAATTCAACTATTTTTTTAGATAGAAAAAGACAAAAATTTGATAATGCAGTAGAGCAATACAACATAAATGAAAGATGTAAGAATCGTCTTTATAGACGAGATGTGAAATTAGAACAATGATTGCCTCTCTATATAGCAATGTATAGTAAAAACTAAACCGGGAAAGAAATCGGGAAGGCTGAAATGCTAATCCGAGTGGAAGGACAATCTAAAAAATTGTTCACACGCAGAGAGTAGTGGTTGAAACTCTTTTTGAGAATATAATACCGCCAAGAGTCCCCGGCTCCTATAAAAATAGGATGAAAAGGTACTCCGACCTTATGGGAAATACCAACCATAAGAATCAAAAGATAAAGAGCTTTTGAGTTAACATATGAGTCGTTCTAACTTCACTGTTTACGATGAGATTGCTATTATGAAGAAATCTTCTCTTGACCAGATTTTTGACGGCATGTTGTTTCCACGTCAACCAAATTATCTTAATAAGCCTGAATATGCAGGAAATAAACGATGGCTGGAAGAATCAAAGAGTATTTATCTAACTTCTTCAAAATTTAAGTTTCAGTGGTGGTATAAACTTTGGACGGATTGCGTCACGGGATATTATACTGATAAAAGAAGCCGATATGGGGTATTCGCTACTGATTTTTTTGATAATATTGATAATGGATTAAAGACATGGGGTGATTACCGCAGAGCTAAGAGAACCAATGACGATATGTCTTTTAGAATGGAATATTTGAATGAAGCTATAGGCAACGCTGAAAATGCGTTTTATAGATTACAAGATTTTAAAAACAATCAAGTCATCGAACAATCTTTTGCCCCGCCAACTAGCATTGATTTATACACTTTAAGAAATCTTGGCAATACAGAAAAACAAGATGATGAAATTCGTTTGGTTATAACAGACTATGCTTTTGCAAACACAACTTCTAATCAAAAGAACGACAATACAATTATTTTGTTAATGTCTTTACATTGGAAAAGCAATAGGTTTGAACGCCATATTGATTACATTGAAGGTCATCCAGCAAGTGATAGTTTAGGTGCTGCCGATAGAGCAAGGGAACTATTTTGGGATTATCAAGCCGATTATTTCATACCTGATATCAGGTCTGGAGGAGAAACGTTGTTCAATCGTATGACGATGCCGTGGGATAAAGAAAAGGTATTGGGCGATAGGAAAGCTTGTGGCCTTACTGTAAGTACAGAAAGAGATTTGCAAGTCGTTCCTGATAATAAAATTCAAGATTTGATTGACCGTACAGTCGATAAAAATGCTTTGCCTTGTATAATTCCAATGATTGGCACAGCTGATTTGAATGCTCAAATGTGGGTCGAATTAAAGAAACAACTTGAAAGCAACAATATCAAATTCTTAATTTCTTGTCAAGAAAAACAAACTCAACTTGAAGATAGTGGAGAATATTTTGACATGACAAGTGAAGAATTTGCGCAAACAATGTTACCTTATGGTCAAGTTGAATCTTTAATTACAGAAGCTATCAATTTGAGCGCCGAGTTTAAAGATGGTCGTGTGAAGCTTAGAGAGCCACGCAGTATGACAAAAGATAGGGCTGTGTGTCTAGCGTATGGTAATTATATAGCAAGCAAGATTGAAAATAAATATAATCAGTCTGCCTATGATGAAGCAATAGACTATGAAAACATTCAATTAGTTTGGTGAGGATAGAATGAAATGTTATAAGCAAAGCAATGTAAACATTATTGAGTGTTCGCCGGATGAATTTTCTATTGTTCTAAAGAGCGAACATAAAAAGAATCTTAAAGAATCTACTTATACAAACGCAAACTTTTTTGGTAATTTTTCTGAAAAAGGTCAAAAATTTACTTTACCCGTGGGCCATTTAGTATGCGACTTTGATAGTTCTTCTGCGCCTTGTAAAAAGTATTGCGCAGAACGTGGTAAGTTTAATGGTAATAAGTTTTGCTTTGATAGCGGTTCTTTCAAGTACATGAACCCAATGTATGGTAAATTTGTTTCTACATTTGTTATTCAAAACGGTGAAGCAAAAGTATTGGATTTGTCTCACGTTAGTTTTGATTACAATTATGCGGTAGCTGGTGTCCCTGTCATCCGAAATGGTAAAGACGTTAAGTTTAAGACTTATGTTGTGGGACAGGGTTGGGATGGGTCTACACTGTATGCTACTAAGCATATCTTTTTAGGCTTAAAGCCTGGCAATAAAAATATTTTTATCATGGGATGGAAGTCTAGTAAAGCTAACTTGATTTACAGCGGCGAAGCTTATAAAAAGTTTTCTGCTATGGGATTTTCGGAAGTGATTAAGCTTGATGGCGGTGGTTCTTATATTATGAAGTATAAGGGTGCTACTATTGACTCTACTTTAGAAAATCGTATGGATAATGCTTATATTATTGTAAAGGAAAAAACTAATGTGAACACGCCTACCAATACGACCACTTATTCTAAACCTGCTCGCATTCTCTATAAGAATGATAAAGGCAATGATGTTAAGTGGGTTCAAGAAAAATTAAAGAAAGCTGGATATAATCTTGAAGTAGATGGGTCTTTTGGCCCCGCTTCTTATTGGGCGTTTCAAGATTTTTGTATTAAACAGCTTGAAAAACTATAAAACTTTGAAAATAAAATGAGAGGAGGTGCAAAATGCCAGAAAAATTAACTCAATCTCAACTTCAAGATGTTATCAACTTTGCTGAGAATATTTATACGGCTGAAAAATATGGACAAGGATTCTACTCGCCTTGGATGAGCAATCAACTATTAAATAATCTTAATAATTCTGCAAAACCATTTACTGTGAAGGATTTACGTAAGGCTCTGAAGTCTTATAAAGAAAATGCTTCTACTTTGCAAGATTATACAGAATTTATGAAGCATTGGGATATTATTTTTGCTAGAACTCTGGAATCTTATGCAAATGTTTTAGCTTTTGACCTCCAAATTGTTTGTACAAATGCTTTTACTGATGAGGAGTATCAGTCTGACGAGTATAAAAAAGATAAGCAACGTGTTTATCAATTTTTGAACGGATTTGATTATAAAGCTGAATTTCGGCGTGTTGTGCAACAGTGCATGACTACAGAAGTTGGATATTATTGGTTCCGAAAGACAAAGTGGGGCAACAAGGGCATGAAATGCACTCTACAACTCCTGCCTCAAGATTTTTGTATGTTGACTGGTTATTGGGAAAAAGGTTTATTATACGATTCATATCAGAGTCGGCATATATAGTAATATGTATGAAAAATAACTAATTGAATTACTGGAAAACCCTAAAGCTATTTTGGCTGAAACGGAGAGATGAAATAAGCTCATACGGAATAGCTATGAAAATAGAAAAAACAAAATAGATGACATAAGGTTAAACCCTAAGTGTCGAATTATTAAACATTTATTTTATTTAGCATAAAAGGTGGTGAAAAAATGAATTATAAAGATTTTATCGATGATATTATCAATACTCGTGGACGATATGGATGTGGAGAAGAATACCATGAAAGACATCATATTGTTCCTAGATGTATTGGTGGAACAGACGAAAAAGAAAACTTAGTTGACCTTTATGCTAGAGAACATTTTATAGCTCATAAATTGCTTGCCAAAGAGAATCCTCATAATCAAGGTTTACAATGCGCTTGGTGGATGATGTCTAATATAGGAAGAGGAAATGGTGGGAGCTATAGGTGTACTTCTGAAGAATATGAGGAAGCTAGAATTGCCTTTAGCAATTCACAAAAGGGCGAGAATAACTTTATGTATGGTAAAACCGGGTATAATTATGGTAAGCATCTTTCTGACGAGACCAAAAAGAAATTAAGTGAATCACATAAAGGTTTAAAAGCGTCAGAAGAAACAAAACAAAAAATGAGCAAATCTACCATGGGCGAAAAGAATCCTATGTACCATAAACACCATACAGAAGAGAGTCGTAAAATTATGAGCGAAAAGAAAATAGGTAAATATAATGGTGAAAACAATCCTCATTGGGGAAAACATCATACCGAAGAAATCAAGCAAAGATTGTCTCAAATGAGAAAGGGTGGAGACAATCCAAAAGCCAAAAAGGTTTATTGTAAAGAGCTTGATATGTTCTTCGACACTATTAAAGAAGCTCAGGATTATGTAGGAATTAAAAGTGGCATTTTACAATGTTGCTATTCAAAATACAAACGAGAAACTGCGGGGAAGCATCCGCAGACAAAAGAAAAGCTTCATTGGACTCTTGTGAATGAATAAATGTTTAATAATTAAATAATGGGTAATCAGTAACCAAGCCCCGAACAGGGGAAGGTTCAACGACTATCCCGTAAGGGAGTACACCGCAAGCGATTGGCGGTGGAAGTGGTTAGTGTCCTTAATAAAGGATAAAGATATAGTCTATTCTCTTGTGAAAGCAAGAGGGGTTTTATACTCGATAATAAAGTAGCGTTTATTATTAAATAAAAAAGTTTGATATGACTTATTTCTTAAATGCTGGGGTTGATATTGATGGTTTTGACCCTGCGTTCAAGAAATATTATAACAAGGTTTTTATAAAATCTGATGGCATTTTGAACTATCGTCCTTCAAATGTGCTGAATGAACGCACAGGTACTTATGCCATGTGGACGCAGACTTCACCTGAACAGGGCGCATGGGCTTTCAAACAAAATTTAAGCAACTTTAATGCCACTCCATTCCTTGCCCCGTACATGCTGTCCACACTTCGGAACAATGAAATTGAAGAACTACAATATAACAAAGATTTAGTTTCTGCGTATGCTATTCTTGCTGGTGAATTGCGTTTATTTGATAATGCTAAATCTGGTACAAAAGCTGACCAGTTTGCTATCAATCCTACTACCCTAGGCGTGTTTATGGGCAAGGTAAAGTCTGGCCTCCCCGAGAATGTTAAAGCAGTTGCTATGCCCACTGAAAACACCAAAATGTATCAGTATACTGATACTAACAACAATATTTACGAAAATCAGCTTAAAACTTCTGCTGGTCAAGGTGGCGGTATCAGCCGTGTGATTTATAGTTCTGACCGTATGAGTAATGCTGAAATTCAGTATGCGGTTGAACAACAATATAATATCATGCGTCCTATGTACAGTCAATTCCAAAATTTCTTGAATTTCTTTGTCAATAAATTGACTAAGAAGTATAAGTTTAAGTTTATTTTTGATGGTTGTGCTTATGAATTTGATAGAGCCAATCGTTTTGATAGGCTATTGAAAATGGCTGATAAAGGTATTGTGTTAAACAGCTCTGCATATGCGTCCGCATTGGGTATGGCTCCGCAAGATTTTGACCAAAGTTTGAGTGAAGGCCATGCTGGCGAAATGATTGATAAACTAAGTCTTTTGCTCAATGTAAACACTACAAAGAATGGCGGCGAAGGTGGGAGACCTAGAGAGAAAAGCACTTCGCTAACAGATTCGGGCGAAATGAGTAGAGAAAGTCTTGAATAAAAGGTGAAAATATGTTAGTAACAAAAAATACTGTAAATGCAATTATGGAACTAATCGGCGAGTGCTTCAAAATGAATCGGCATTTAGACCGAATGGTGTCGATTTTGGGTGTTAAGTTCGCATATAATCAGACTGCTAATTTGGTGCATCATAATATTGCTCATTATTACCCTGCTTTGTCTGATTTGATTGGTGAGAAATGCTTGGAGCGTTACAATATTCCCGTCTATTATGCTGCAACGCCTGAAGGCGGACAAGATTATAGTTCTGTAATTGAGATTATTAAAGACCTTGAAAAAGTTAATATTGATTTCCAAGCCATGATGATGGGCTGTGCTAAAATTGCCTTTGAGAACAATGATATTCATGTTTATGCAGATTTGCTTGATTTGCTTGAAGATGTGAATAAAGTTGTGGAACAAGTAATACTTCTCAGTGATAAAATTGATATTTATGGTAATAGCCCTGCCTATGACCATGATATTCCTGATTTCTGGATTTTGGGAGAAGATAAGTAATGGTTATTAGAGATACGCCTTCTGACCTAGAAAAGTATTTTATGGCTGATGGAGAATTGGCTTTTGAAATTCAGCAAGCCGGAATCAAGCCCTCTTATATTGATGCAGGGGCTGTGTATTTTAAAAAGTCTAATAGATTAGAAAAATTGCTTAAAAGGCTCGGGGTTTCTTGAGCCTTAATATAATTTTACAAAGGAAGTGAGGTGAGACATTGGAAAAGCTAGTTAATTTTGCTGTTGAAGATATTAAACAGATACAGTTTGATGATTACAGTGAAGATGAATATGCAATCGCTAGAGTAGGTTTTATGTCAAACCGTCCTAATTCCCATAAATTAGAAATTTCCGAAGAAGTATTACGAGAAAACGCAAACACTGTCTTGGGCAAATGGATGGTTGTTAAAATGGACTTTATGGGGTTAGATGCGGAAGGGCATGACCCGCAAGAGCATATTATCGGATTTGTTCCAAAAGACCAGGATGTTGAATTTGTGGAAGATGAAGATGGTTACATTCGTGCCTATGTTACAGCTGTCATTTCAAAGATTTATGCAAAAGATTATTGTAAAATGTTTGATAATGATAATGAACGTGCAGTCAGCATTGAAATGAAGTGCAACACTGAAAATGGTAAAGACATGGATGATAAAGTATTATCTTTTACTATTGTAGGCGTAACCACATTGGGCAAAGCAATTCGGCCATCAATTCCTGAATCAGAGGTGTCTTTTGTTCGTTTTTCCCAAGAAAAGGCTATTGCATATTTTAGTGGATTGAGCGAACATAATCTCACCCCCTTGAAAAAGTTTGCCAAGGAGCGTATTGAAAGTATGGCTAAGACTTATAAAATTGACAAGTCCAAAGAGGCTATGTCTGATAAGGCGTGGGGCGAAGTGGATAAAGCGGCCATGAGAGATAAGATTATGGAGGCTGATAACAAGGCTACTCTTGTTAAGGCCGTTTATATGCTTGTTGAAGATGGCTGGGAAGAAGCCCCTTCTGAACATCTGAAATATCCAGTTATGGAACTTAAAGGTGACACTTTTGTATACAACCGGGACGGTCTTGCCTCTGCTCTTGGTTATGCCAAGAAAGAAGATGAAACCGCCGTTGTAAATAAAATTGAAAAGATTTACAAGAAACTTGATTTGGATGACAATGAAGGTGGAAAGGAGGAAAAGATGGCTGAGATTGAATTTAGTGCCGTAAACATTGGCGACCTATGGGGCCGTCTGTGGCATGAGATTGATGAAACCCGCCATTGGGAGTACAGCATTGATGGCGTATTTGAGGAAGATAATAAAAAGTTTGCCGTTCTGCGTGACGGTAGTGGCAAGCTATATCGGCTTGATTTTAGCCTAACTGAAGATGGTATGACTGTTGCTGACGAAGTGATTGAGGTCAAGCAAGACTTCATTGATACTGATAATATTAGAAAGTTCTCTGAGCCTGAAAATGTTGAACAGTACCAAAAGTTTGCAGAAGTAGAACCCGAAAAGAAAGAAATGTCTCTGGAAGAAGCGATGGATAAGATTGCCAATCTTGAGAGCGAAATTGAAAAACGTGATAATATTATCATGGAAAATGAAAAGTCCATGAAGGAAAAGGATATTGAACTATCTGACCTACGGACTTTTAAGCAGACCTGTATGGAAGCCGAACGTGGTTCTAAGGTTGAAGCTGTTATGTCCGAAGTGTCTAAGTTTATGGACAAGACACAGGCCGAAGAATCCCGTAAAGAGGGTCTAACTTGTGAATTTTCTGCTGTGGATGCTTGGGCGAATAAGGTCAAGGCTTCTGTATTTGATAAGATGTCCAAGGCTTCTGCTAAAGAAGGGGATTTTACTCGCATGAGTGCCCCTGTTGAAATTAAAAAGACTGGTTCTGTTTGGGACAGATTATAATTAAGAAATAGGATTTGAGGGATAATTACCCTCCGTCTTA